CGTCTGTTGTTTATTGTCCATAGCCCAAATCCTTTTTAACTTTTTCTTGATTGGCTTGACGCTTGGAATACTTTTCACCACGCAGTTCAACAAATTCTTCCTGAACCCTTCTCCGCATCCGTGTGATGGAATCACTTGATGTTAATTGTCCATCCGCCAAAATGCGTAAGAATTTTTGTGTTGGGAAATCGCCAGTTGAATAACCCTTGGCGTTCATTTCTAAACCCCAAATCCATGCAACCAATTGTTCGTCCGAATCTCTAAATGTGGGGTATTTAGTTAGCAACTCAATAACCACCGTTTTTGTTTTATGTGTCATACAATACAAATATAATTATTTTATTATTAAAATGGCGTTGGTGACATATTTTCTTTGTAAAGTGTTCTATTGCCTATGTATGTTGTTTGTATTGTTGCACATTCACCATGTCGATTCTTTGCAATAATCAATTCAGCATCTTCCACTTCGGGTTGTGTTTCTTCATATTTTGCAGGTCTAAAAGGGAATAATACTACATCCGCATCTTGTTCAATACTTCCTGATTCCCGTATGTCACTCAACAATGGTTTTTTATCTGCTCTTTCTTCGGGCTTCCGTGATAACTGAGCCAATACAATCACTGTGATGTTCAATTCCTTTGCCAACAATTTAAGCCCACGGGATATCTCTGCAATTTCTTGTTCGCGATTTTGCTTTGTTCCCGTCATCAGCTGGATGTAATCAATCACCAATAATTCCAATCCATGCTTTGCTTTGTGTACTTTGGCTTTGGCTTTTAATTGTTGCAATGATGCGTTTGGTTCTTGGTCAACAAAAAACTCAACATCGCTTTTGTTTACGGCATCGCATAGTTTTTCAACTTCATATTTGCTCAATGATGCGTTTCGAATCTTGTAATTCATGATGTCGGTGATAAGTGAAAAGTATCGTTTAACCAATTGTTCAGAACTCATCTCCAAACTGATAATCAAACTTTTGCCACCCAACTTTGAAAATTCATAAATGAGTGATAACGCCAATGCAGTTTTCCCCATACCAGGTCGTGCAGCCATTACAATCAAATCACCCGCATTCCATCCACCCAATATCCTATCCAAAGTTGACCAACCAGTTGGCTTTCCAGTTATGCGTTCACCTCGTTCAATTGATTGTGTGATGTTATCCAACGCCCTTGCACTTATCTTGTGAATGGATTCAGGATCGTTGATGGTTGTAAATCGTGTTGATTCAATTAGCGTTTGAGTATCATCCATTAATTCTTTCAAACTCTTTGTCAAATCCAATTTGCCCAAGTTTTCAATAAATTTTTTGTGCAAATATGCGTGTTCTAACTTGGGAATGTATTGACTAACATTTGCAACATCGTGAACATTCTGCCCAATTTCAATAATTTTCATGCGGTCCTTTGGATTCATTCCTTCCGTTGTTGTAATGTAGTCAACGGGTTCATTTGAATGATAATTGGTTATCATGTTCTTCATTGCCTTCCGATACAATGTAGTTTCAAACCATTCCGCATTAATCCGTGGTAACAATGCCCGTGTTTGTGGATAGAACAACAATTGTCCTAATACATATTCCTCAATGTGTTTTGTCATATTCTTCAACATTAAAATATTTTGTTGGTTTTTTTACTATTTCAACTGGCTTCATGTTATCTTTTTTCCATGTAATAACACAAGCGCGCCAATTCTTCATTTTGTTTTTGCCAATCATCCAATCCTTTGCTTCGTAAAAATTGTAAAAACGCTCGGACACATTCACCATTCCTTGTTCATCCATGTACAAAGCAATTTCATCAATGGTTGGTTTCTTAAATTTCTTATCTTGTTCTTCTTCTTTTTCTTCTTCTTGTTCTTGTTCTTCTTTAATTGATTTCGTTTGCGTTTCAGTTGCGTTCCGTTTGCGTTTCTTTTGTGTTTCATCTGCGTTTCGTTCATCTTGGTAACTTGCATAATTACAAACAGTTAGCCGTGTCGTTACCATTTCGTTTTGAAGCAAAATCATCCCATCTTTTTTTAACAAATCAAAAAACCTATTAACTGCGGATTTGTTCCATCCCCATTTTATTGCCCATGAATCCAACGAAAGAATACTTTCTCCGCGTTCAATAGTAATTAACTTCCCTTTTATAATCGTTTTTGCTTGTGCATGATTAACTGATAATAAAATATCTGTCCATGCTTCAAACTTTGAAAACTTTCTTTTCTCCGTATAGATCCAGTGATTTTTTATATCACGATGTAATTTAATCCAACCACTCATGATTATGTTTTTTAGCATTACATATATTACATAATGGTTGTTTATTTTCAAAAGTATCTAAACCACCTTTTGATATTGGCTTAATATGGTCAATTTCTAACCAAATATCATTTTGGTATAATGTAAATTTACCATCATAATTTTCAGGTACATCAAATTGAACTTTACATTTTTTGCACTGAAAATGATTTTGACTAAATAATAATAATCGTTCTTTCGATTTTATCTTTTTGCGTATCATAAAATAAAACCCCAAACAATTGATGGCGGTCGCAGTGCCAAAAACTGAATGGGGTTGTAAAGATTTTTCAAAGTTATCTGCGACATAACTGTAATACCTTACAAATATACAAAAAATACTTATCTTTGCATCAATCCGTACTTGTTATTTGTCATATCATAGGATTAAGGGGTGGTTGCCGATGCCACCCCTTTTTTATTAATCCAATTCTTCTTTGAGATAAAGAATCCCAATCAGTAAAAGTGACAACATAACCATTGCAGCCCGTTGTGATTCATCCCATTTAGATGCATTGTATTCGCATTTAATAAACGCGGTGCATAGATACAATGCCAATACGATTGCGATGGCTCTTAATACTTGTTTCATGCCTTTTTCAACATTATAGTATCATCGTTTTGAATGTACTGAGCGGGTTCATATACTTCGCCCGTAATCTCATTCAAGAAGATACCTTGGTTCATTTGTTTGTAAGCGTGTTGATGGAGTTTTTCCCGCTCTTTTAATTCGGCTTTCAACTGCATAACTTGTGGAATGTGGTCATAATTGTACCTTCCGCCACCAGCTTTCTTGGTTATTTCGTACCCACAATACACTTGACCATGCCATTTGGATGCTTCGGTTAATGCAAGTGGTTTGATTTGGTCTTGAAAGTCCTTGATGATATCCGCCAATTCCTTTAATTCAATGTGGAATTGAAGGGGGCAGTAATTCCCACCCCCAACTTCCAACATCGTGTCCGATAATTGCTCAATCATTTTTTTCATCAAAATGGCAAATCATCTTTTTCAACCTTATACTTACTCAAAGTGTCCATGCCAGTTACCACATACGCTTCAAAGATTGATGCGTAAGAAAGGATTTCATTCAATTGAATGTTCCCATTGATGGCAAGGTCACCCGCTACCTTCAACACACTCATACGGGTAATCCGTTTGTCCGTTTCAGGATCTTTTGGCTTGGCAGTAAATGGTTGTGGTTGTGCCATTACGGGGGCAATCTTGTAATAGATGCGGTCTTTGAATTCCTTGGATGTAATGGTGTAATCAGTTTCCACGCCCACCACAAACTTGTTTTGGTTTTGGCTTTTACTTGCATACTCACCCGAATCGCCATTGGCAAAGGTTACTTCAAATTTGTACAATGTGCCGTACTGACCATTGTAAGTTCCGTTGGCAGTTACATTGGTTACTGCGCTTCTTTTTTGTTGTTCCATGATATATTGTTTTTTAATTGGTAATTTAGTTTTGTGAGAATCTCAAATTGCTTTTCCATTGATAACCCATTGCGTTTGAATTGAAACTTCCATGTGGTTACCGTTGCGTAATTGGCTTGTAATAACTCCGCCAGTTCTTTGTTTGATTTGCTGAATACTTCGTTTAATGCTTCTTGTGTTGTCATATGTTTTCTTCTATTGCCATACCAAAGTGGAATGCTTCGCTATGTGTCATTTCGCCTTCAATCACCACTTCCCACAATATCATGTGGTCATCGTGCATTAACTTAGCGTCAATACTCCATGGTTTGCGATATTGGATAATGTAATCCTTCATCTTATCCAATTGCTTTTGCGTAATCCAAAGTGTTTCTATCATTTTGCTTTTCCTTTATACATTCTACGCTGATACAACATTTGGGTGAACTCGTTGAATTCGGGGATGTACTCATCCTTTTCAAATTGGTAGGGGGTTGCTTCCTTTACTTCTTCAAAACGCTTGTTGTTGCGTTTAATGCAGTGCCAACCATACATCACCGCAATGGTGATTGGTGTTAAGATAATCAAGTAAATAATATCCATAGTTATTTGTCTTATACGAATTTAGGTAAAAATATTTTAATTTCAAATACGCTTCAATACAAAATCAAACGCATCATGCAATGTTACATTGCGATAAATCTCAGCCATTCTAAAGGCGTGTTCCCATGTTGGTGCATACCATGTTTTGGTGTACAATTCCTTCCCGCTTTCGTTGCGGTAAGTGCATTCGTAGATTCTAAGTGTCATATCCATGAGGCAAATATACATTTGATATTTGAAATTCCAAACACTTACACAAATAAAAAAAGGGATTTTACTCCCTTCTTTTGTGAATGGCTACTTTTCCTTTGTAAGTGACTTCAACATTTCAATCAAACGGGGGCAAGGATATACATCCGCCTTATCCGCACGAACTGAATTGTGGGTATAAACACCAGGTTCATTCTTCAATGCCCGTTTGGTTACTACCCAAATATCTTCATTGTACTCCAAAGGGATAGAATACTTTTCTTTCCATAGTACCAACAAATCCTTGATGGATGCGATTTGCTCATCGGTGTATTTGTGCCACAACTTGTATCCTTTGTATGCGGTTGACAACTCGGTTACTTGGTCAGCTGGTATTTCACCACCCACATAGTTGTAATACTTTGTGCCTTTTTTGGTCAATGGTCCCCAGTTACACACCTCAATACCAATAGATGTTCTATCCAAAGGAAGGTATGGACAACCATGCCCCATGAAATGCTTTGTACCAAGCCCTAAATGGTACGCCCAATACTCACTTCCAAACCCTTGTACAATTGTTCCATCGGTTGAGATGGCAACACAAGTGGCTACCTTGTTGGCTACCTTTTCCCAATAGGCAAAAGTTTGTTCACCGCTTCCATTACCCGCAGTGTGGTGAAGATAGATTTGGGTTTTCTTAACCGCTTCACGATTAAATGCCCTGAATGGTACTTGTTTAATTTTCATCTTGTTTCTTTGATGCCCCAAAATAGAATGATACTACCATTGTAACGATGGATGTTACCCCACCCGCAATGGTAAAATAAATGTCCTTTTGATCCGTTGGGAAATCCCAAAAGATAATTGAAAACAATATGGCGTAACTCAACACCAAAATTGATATGGCTACAATGCCAGTGATGTTTGTCTTAAAATTGTTCATTTTTGTAATTGCTTTATGAATCCATCCCGTTGTGCCATCAAATACTTTTCCCTTTCAATCATGCGTTCTCTTTCGGCATCAACGATTTTGTTAATGTAATCTTGTTTCTCTTTTACAACCGCATCGTATCGGTCTAATTGTTGTTGGAAGATTTGGTTTTGATAGTACAATCCACCTATCATTAAAATGATGGTGAACGATTGTTCCTTCAATCTATCCAAAAATACATTCATCCTTGTCCCCTTGACGGCTTTGAACTTTTGTGTTTATTGATGTGTTTGGTATGTCTACCCAACTTCTTCTTTGGTTTCACACGGAATACCACTGAATTGCTTTTTACTTTTGTTGCCATATGTATAATCTAAACCAATTGAAATCTTCTTTGCCACCTTCTTCAACATAATTCAACCATGCTTCATAGGCAGGTCCAGTGTATTGAACTTCTTCGGTTGCCGTGTCAATGCCACTCCCAATCATTTTAACCGCGTAAACCTCAATCTTTTGTTCCATGGCTTCCATCTTGGCTTCGGCTTGTTTCACTTCCTTTTTTAGTTCCTCTTTTTCTTGAACCTTTGCTTCCACCATCTTTGCATTCATCGTTTGAGCCATTTTCGTGGCTTCTGAGGCACTTTCTATGTTTTTTGATACCTTACTAAGCAAAGCATCTATTTCGTCAATTGTAGGGCTTTGTTTTGCGTTTGCCATTGTGAAGATATATCCCGTGGCAAAAACACCCGTAAAAATGATTAATAGGTTTTTCATAGTTTCTTCATGGTTTGCATGATACGGATTTCGGTCATAGCGGATGCAAGGCAAGAATCTGACTTCTTTAACGCATACGATAGGCGGTCAATCTTGGCATCCAACAATTCTATTTTGGCATTTGCCGTTTCAATTTGTTCTTTATAGCCCGAGCGCAAATCAATATACAAATAGCCCACAGCCACCAACATACAAAAAGCCACGGCAGCAATTGGGTTTTTACGAAATTGGTCAAAACTGACGGGCAAAGCATTAGGGGTTTTTTTAGCGGTCATTATACTACGGGATCAGGAATTACGCAATAAGGAGAATCAGGATATTTTTCACAAAAGGTTTTCAAATACAATGAATCATCACCGCTAAAAGTATGCACGCCGCACGGCTTTGGGAACACCTCAAACGGGGCGAAACTTGCGGGGGGTTCTGAATAGAATAGAATGTCAACCGCCCATTTGTCCGACTGCTTAACGCATACGGGTTTGTCATCGACTTGCCCCCATTCTAAACAAATAAACCCAATTTCAACAACTGCGCAATCTTTCCAAGTTGTAACGGTTTCCCCGCTTGGGGTGGTTGTGGTTTGTTGTATGTCTTTTTGGAGTGTTGCCCATTCGGTAGGGGTGAACTCGTATTTTCTGAAACTTTTCATTGTGTTAAATTGTGGTTAGTGATGCAAGTTCGTCATTCGTTAAACGGGTTTTGAAAACAATTATTTCATTAATTGGTCTTAAGAAAGGAGAAGAACCTCCACCGCCATTGGAATATAACCCGCTACAAGTTGGAATAGTTGCGCTTGTGTCAACTCCTACTTGTGTGCCATTAACATATAATACAATGTCATTTGCTTTATATGCAACCGCACATTTATTTCTTGAGTTTGCTGACACGGGTGATGTTTGAATTGTCGCTTGTGGTGTTCCACTTGTACGAACTTCGGTAACTACACGAGCGCCACTCGAGCGATAAATAATTATGCGATTGTCTGCCGTGCCATCGTTAAGCCCAAAAACATAATCTACTCCATCATTTGCGCCATTGTCAAAATCCAAAAACAATGTTCCCTCCGTCTGCCCAATCAACGAACTAATCCCCGTCTTATAACAAGCATCCGCAACCCTTGTGGCACTTGATGAGGTTGTTGGTATGTAGGATGTTTTATATGAAGATATTTCAATTTGCGCCCCCCATGCAAACCCTCCGCTTGTGCCATCACCAGTATATTGCAAAACATTCGTTGCAGATATTGTATACCCGCTATTCGGTGCAAATGCAACATTGGGTGCAATTACTGTTGTAGTCGCGGACAATGATGTTAAGGAAATTCTATACCAACTATTTCCCATGCTTTCTATTTGTGTAGAACTTGCCCCACTTGTTGAAACTACTGATTGTGTGTCAAGGTCATATATAACATAAGGGTTTGCAGTTTGCCCGCCAACTCTTAAAAATGCGTTTTTATATTCTCCTTTTTTGAAAAATGCAGAAGCGGTAAATGGTTGCCCAAGTGTAATTGAATTGACTTGAAAAATTATTTTATTACCACTACTTGCAGCACCTATAATTTTATCAGCGTTTTGCGTTCCATCAGGGGATGTGGTCGCATTTGCGCTAATAGTAACGCCGTCTTTTGTCCACGCCGCATTATCAAACTGCTCTGAATAAGTAAGCAAATTCGTACTCTGTTTCTCCAACAACAAACTAGGACACCCGCCCCCGCCATTTTGGTAGGTTAGGCGTGGAACATTTAATCGGTCGGTAGTGGGGAAATAGGGTTTTGCGGTTGAGCCGATGTTTAGTTGTGCGCCCCAAAGAAATACTGTGCCAGTAGAACTTCCATCCCTTAGGGGATAAATATATATTTGAGTGCAGTTACTCGGCGTTGTAAAAGTTACGCTAATTCTTGTCCATTGGCTGGATGAAGTTTGAGAATAATACGAAGTTGCTGGTACAATATCTTGTAATCCTGTGTTGTTGTAAACACTATAACTTAATCCTGTTGCAGTTCCCCTTTTTACATAAAAACTGAATGTGTAAACGGTATTTGGAGATACCGAAATATTTTGTCTTAAATTATGCCCCCCTGCTGTTGCTATCGTTGCGGTGTCTGCTGTATTTGTTCCGTTTGGGGCTGTTGTTGTATTTGCGGAAACCGATACGGCAACGCTTTCCCATATAACATTACTAAAATCTTCGCTATACTGCGCTAAATTCCAAGCCACAACCTCAACCAATCCCGCACTATTGATGCGTGTTCCGTTGGATGCACGGGTGAAACTTAAATCGCCGCTTCCGTCCGTTGGAATCTGAGAATAAACAACATCCTCTTTGTATCCGCTTGGTATCATTACCAAACTCGCTTGTTCTAAAAGTGTACTCATTCTTGTGAATCTAAATTATCCAATTTGAAAATCATGCAGTCCACACCTTCGTAATAACCACCATCCGCAGTTACCCTATTGGTATATGCTAATGCCAATACCGCCCCACCCGCTTGGGTGAATGGTGTTACTCCAATGGCTAACCCGACAAACATTAGATGTTGTAAAGTACGATTGAACCTGATGTCAAGGTAATTGATGAAATGTAGTTACCATCTGCAACGCAATGGAAAGGACCTGGCAACAATGTTGTACCCGTCAATCCCATGGTAGTCATCAATGAATTGCCATCCTTATCTAAACAAGCCGATACAACGGCATTTGAATTGACAAAAAATCCACGGAACTTACCAGTTTTTGCAGTTGTATTGGCTACGGCTACACTACCCGTGTATCCTGCGGTGAATGCTGATCCTGAAATACTCATATCTATAAAACGATTATTTTGTTACTTGTTAGGGGTTACGGGTTACACTGCCTATACCTTGCGCCCACAAAGTGCCATCACAACACTTTTTGGAATAGGTATTTTTGTCTTTGCACAAACACGCCCTTGTTCCACCGCCTTGTGGTGAACTTCGTGAAGGTGTTTTCCACCCGTTTTGGGTGTTATTTGGATTGTTTGGATTGTTCCAGTTGCTCATCTTTTTAATAGGGCTAAAAGTAAAACTAACAACAACACCAATCCAATACCCACACCCACGATTTGGGGAATGTGTACCCGCTCTTTGTACTGAACTTGTGGAATGGTAATTGTCTTTTGTATTCTAATGGTGTCGGGCTTGACAATGGTCTTGATTCTTATTACATCGTGATTGCGATATACAATCGTTTTAACGCCATCTTTTTCAATTGTGAGGGTATCTATCTTTTTACTCACGAAAGTGTCCGTAATAGCCACGGAATCGGTTAAAATGATGGTATCAATCACATGGGTGGTTGGTTTAATGATGGACGGATCTTTCTTGATGGCTTTTTTCAAATGATATTCAGCCGAACAACCCGTTAACATCACCAATATAATAGTTGCCTTTGTAAACAACTCACACTTCACCTTATTGATGGTTTTCAATTGCGTCATGTAGGTGGTCAATTTTTTGACCTTTTCATCCTTTGGCTTGTATGTCTTTTTTACAAGTTCCATGAAACATAGTTTGATGGGTTGGTGTTTGGGTATTCACCAGCTTCTTGGTTGGCAGTGTATTGTGAGAAATATTGTGGGTAATAACTCAAATAATCCACAACCCTTCTTCGGTAGGTTTCAGCGATGTTGCGTTGGCGTTGTACCAATGTATCAATCTCACTTTTATCAGGTAGGGTGGTATTCTCGGGAGAGTTTCTCAAAATACCCGCATTGCTTACCTCATAACCATGGAACAACAACAAATCCGCCATTGCATAGTGAATCAACATTGGCTGAATGTAGTGAGATACCAAAGTTTCGTAATTGCCCGTAAGTGAACCCGCTTCCACTTGGGTTAAGATGTAGCGATACAACTTTGTTCCCAATAGTTCCTGAACTTGTATGTCTTGACTGATTTTTACAAAGGGATAGATTTTATCTACATCCACATTTCCACCCAATTGAGTGTATTTGAAGATTAATTCTTTGTCAACCAGTAATATGTCATCGTTTGCGTACATCTTATTTATTTTTTAGTGAACCTTTGTTTGGCATATCAATTGGGCGTGTCTTAGCGGTATTCCATCCGCTTGGTGAGAATGGTACACCCGCATTGTCTGCGCTTTTGTTTGATATTTCGTTGTAATTATCCAAATCCCTACTATCCCCAACCTCGTTTGGTTGTTTTGGCAAGAATTTACCTTTGACTTGTTTGCGTTTGAAGGTCAATCGTTCCCATCTATGGTGGCAATTAACACCGCCTTTGTACTTCCAAATGGAATAGGAACTTTTCCCACTTGGGGCAAATTGTCCGTTCACACCCGCATCACCCATTTGAATGATATCTTCCCTTCGGAATATTACTCCGCTTTTGGCTTCTTGAACCATTGTAGAGCAAAACTCCCTTGAATTGTTGGATACGAAATCAGGACCATAACGGTATCGGATTTTGTAAACCCCTTTATCGTCATCACTTTTTTTATTGGGGTTGTCATACGCCAAGTTAAATCTTAGTTCTTCATCTGCATCCGTAACCTCTTGAACATCAATCAATTCCCACTCATCGGTGTTAATTATTTCCCCCTTACCTTTCAAATGTTCCAACCACGAATGTTCATCGGATTCCAACATTGTGCCTTCAAAATAGGAATAACAAATCGCTGCGGCTTGGTCGGTGTCTTTACCTTCACGAACCACAATCGGAATGCAACGCCCTAAAAAATCATCTTTGGATTCACCCGCATTGGGCTTTACCAATTCAATCTTTTTTTTTTGAGATGCCAAGGTTACGCCAGTTTCTTCCTCACGGGTTTCATCATCAATGATGTTACCACTCAAATCGGTGAATTCCAAAGGTTGTAAGGTCTTGAAATAAAGATTCAAATTAAACCCATTAAAGTTCAACACCTTGGTTACCGCATCAATAATCAATCTTTGGAAAGGTCGTACCACAACATTATCAAACAAGATTGATGCTGATTTCAATTCATCTGCGTTGCTACCAAATCCCGTGTTGTCCTTAATACCCAAAAGCAATGGCGATACAATACGATGTGCCACCATAATCTTTTGCATAGATTCTTGAGAAAGGAACTGATATTGGTTGTGAGCATCGCTCAACTGAACGGGTGTGATATCCGCACTTGATTCCTTGCCATCATTCCATGAGATAATGAATCTTCCCGCGTTTGACGATCCGCCAAACTTTTGTTTGATTTGGGCTTCCACAGTGTCTTTAACCTCAGCGGGTGGTTGCCCGTTATTGAAGTTAATCAACATTGATGGGGCTAATCCATTCATGATGTTGTTAATATGGAAATTGGAAATCTCCGCTTCCAAGTTGGCATATTGCGTACCGCCTTGGTAATCCACGGGTGCGAAGTAAAACGAACCCGTAGAATATGGTTTGATTGTAAGAATACATTCGTTTGCACTTTGGTCATAACCAAATGCCCTGAATTCAATTGGCGTATGGTTACGCTTTATATTCGCCCAATCGGGGCAATAGTAATACTTTTCAATCTCACCCTTATCGTTGCATTTAGCGGGGCGAAGGGTTTGTTGTGGAAAGTGTTTGGCTTGGACATACTTCTTGCGGTCTTTTGACTTCACAAGTTGGAATGATGCTTGACCTAACATCTTCAAATCCATTGCAACGGCACGGATATCATCCGCACTGAACAACTTCTTAAATTCAATGTAACCTGGCAAATCCCTTGATGCCCTTGTAACTTCTAACCCTTTACCAAAGATTTGGTCAACAGTGCCTTTAATACACGCATTGTTGGTGGGGCTTGAATGATAAAGGTCAATCAAATATTGGTAATAATTATTATCATCACCATACTGAACCCAATCTTTGTTCTTTTGCTCAATGATGGATGGTGCGGTGTATGATTGTAATTGTATAAAATCTAAATTCATAGTGTTTTCCAATTAGGTGTACCAGGTGCAGTTGTCGTGAACTGTTTCCAAGTATTGT